CCCTCCAGTTCTGGCTCGACCGTCAGGCGCAGTCGCCGGTGCTGAACCTGTGGCCCGTGCCGAACGCGCAGGCCACCGTCTATCAGGTCGTCACGTGGATCCAGCGGCACATCATGGATGTCGGCACCATGTCGCAAGAGGTGGAAGTGCCGCAACGCTGGTATGAGGCAATCGTGGCCATGCTGGCCGCCAAGATGGCGATGGAGATGATCGAGGTCGACCCGCAGATCATCCCGATGCTGGACAGCAAGGCCGCGCAGGCGCTGGCCGTCGCGCAGGCCGAGGAGCGCGACAACTCGCCGATGATGATCGCCCCCAACATTTCGCCGTACACGAGGTAGTCCCATGCCGGTCTTTCTCGACACACGGGGGCGCAGCACGCTTGGCATCGGCATCTGCGGCCGGTGCAGCCGCAAGATGAGCCTTGACGATCTGTACCCGGATCCGAACTACCCGGGGCTGCGCGTCTGCAAGGACGACATCGACCAGTACGACCCGTACCGGCTGCCGGCCCGGCAACCGGAAGTTATCGCTCTCCAGTTTCCGCGACCGGACACCCCCCTCGCGCCATGAACACCCGAGGAGTGCTCCCCTTGGGCTGTGGCAGGGCCGGCGGTGCTTTATCCCCCCGCCGCCGGCGCTGTTCTACTGAAGGATGAAAGATGATTGAACAACTGATCAGCCGGGTCTTCTACGCCCGCAACGTCGCCCACTTCGAACACTGGCGCGCTACCGGCACGGGCAGCTTCGCCAAGCACAAGGCGCTGGGCGTCTTCTACGACAACGTCATCGACGCCATCGACGACCTCGTGGAGGCGTATCAGGGCGCGTTCGAGCTGATCGGCAACATCCCGGGACCGGAGACGCCGAAGGGCGACGTCCTGAAGCTGCTCGAGGCCGACGCCGCGTGGATCGAGGAGAACCACGAGGGTATCTGTCAGGGCAACCGCGCCGTGGCGAACCTGATCGACACGCTGACGGGCGTCTATCTTTCGGCAATCTACAAGCTGCGGAACCTGAAATGAGCGAAGACGTGAACATCCGCCTGACGACGCACGAGGCGGTCTGCGCCGAGCGTTGGCGCGAAACCATCGCGCGCTTCAAGCGCCTTGAGGCCATCATGATTGGCGGTATCGGTGGCATCATTGCGCTGCTGTCCGCGATTGCTTTGAAGGTAAACTGACATGAGCTTTTGGGATAAAATGGAGAGCCAGAAGGACGGCATCGAGGACACCGTCGAGTTCACGATCCGCATGGCCGTGGTGACGCTGGCCTGCGTCGTCCTCGTTGTCGTGGCCGCGCTAGTCATCGGCCTGTTCATGCCGAACCACATCGTGGACAGCGACAAGGTGTTCGAGATCGTCGGCCCGGCGTTCAACATGGTCATCGGCGCGTTCGTCGGCCTGCTGGGCGGCCTGAGCCTCAACGCCAACGCTCGCGACGCCAAGCCCCCCGCGCCGCCGGAAGTCGACGCGCCGGAGCCGGCAGATGACGACGGCATGGCACCGTGGGAGAAGTACCGCAACGACTTGCGCTACGACGCCAATGGCGACGGCGTGGTCGACGAGGCAGACTTCCCCGACTGGCGGAACCCGGGGGCATAAATGGCCGGAGACCTCTCCACCGTTGAGTTGATCGGCCAGCTTTGGCCGCTCGTCCTCGCGTTCATCTCGTTGGTGATCATCCTCGCCAAGATGGACGTGCGCCTCGCCGTGGTCGAGGAGAAGATCAAGGCTCTGTTCGAGCTGTGGAACAAGGGGCGCGACAAGTGAGCCTCGCAAATCTCCAACGGAAAATCGGCGTTACGGCTGACGGCGCATTCGGCCCCGGCACGATGAAGGCCGCTGCGACCTACTACAAGTTGTCGCCGGACCGCGCCGCGCACTTCTTTGCTCAGACGGCGCACGAGAGCGGCGGCTTTACGGCGTTCAGCGAGAACCTGAACTACGGCGCGGCCGGCCTGCGCGGCATCTTCCGCAAGTATTTCGGCACGGACGCTCTGGCCAAGGCGTATGAGCGCCAGCCGCAGAGGATCGCCAACCGCGTCTATGCCAGCCGCATGGGCAACGGCGACGAGGCATCCGGTGACGGGTGGAAGTTCCGTGGTCGCGGCGCGCTCCAGTTGACGGGCAAGTCGAACTATCAGGCGTTCGCCGACTATGTCAGCCGCCCGGACGTAACGACGAACCCGGACTTAGTGGCCGGTGAACTCTGCTTCGAGAGCGCGCTGTGGTTTTTTGACAAGAACAAGCTCTGGTCGATCTGCGACCAAGGCATCAACGACGTCGCGATCCTCGCGCTGACGAAGCGCATCAACGGCGGGACGCACGGCCTCGACGACCGCAAGGCGAAGACCAAGAAATACGCGGCTTGGCTCTGATGTTCGGCATCCCCTCCCCCTACATCATGGGCGGCATGCTGGTCATCGGCTTCCTCGGCGGGTATAAGGTCCGCGATTGGCAGTGCGACGCGGCGTACGCGGTGGCTTTGGAAAAGGCGGAAAAGCAACGTGCTAAAGTGGAGACCATCCTCGACACGAAGTCCGCAGCCTATGAGGAAAGACGTGCTGAAGCCGATGTACGTTCCGTTGAGCGGACCAATACGGTTCGCGAGATTTATCGTACGGTGCCTGCCGTTTCTCCTAGCTGCGCTCCTCCTGCTGACGCTATTCGGGTGCTCCTCGAAAGCATTGGTAATCCAGACGCTGAAGCGGCCGCCGGCAAACTTGGCAAGCCCGTGCCCGCGCCTGAACAACCCGCCCGACCCATTTCTCGACCCGGCGCGCCTGCTGTGGGAAAAGGACGTGATTGAGCGGCGCAATGACTGCGCGGAGAAGCACCGGCTGACTATCGAGGCGTGGCGCGAGGCTAGTCAATTACCACAAAAGTGATATAAGGACGGCCCATGGCTACCACGATGACCTTTGACACGCTGAAGCAGGACGTGCAACGCTATCTTGAGCGCGGCGCGACCTATGCCTCGGACCCGGTCGTCTATGAACAGATCCCGCGCCTGATCAATCTGGCGGAGCGGCGCATTGCGCGCGAGCTGAAGATCCAAGGCTTCATCGCGGTGGTGTCTGACACCTTGGTTCCCGGCCAGTCGGTGTACGCGAAGCCCGACCGTTGGCGCGACACGGTCAGCATCAACATCGGCACTGGCACCAGCAATGCCAACCGCACCGCCCTCTTCACGCGCGTCTACGAGTATCTGCGTTCGTATTGGCCGAACGAAAGTCTGACGGCGACGCCGCTGTTCTACTCGGATTACGACTATTCGCACTGGCTGATAGCCCCCACGCCGGATCAGGCGTACCCCTTCGAGGTGCTGTATTACGAGCTGCCCCCGCTGCTCGACGACAGCATTCAGACGAACTGGCTGACAGAATACGCTCCCCAGCTCCTGCTGTATGGCGCGTTGCTCGAGGCGACCCCGTTCCTGAAGAACGACGAGCGCATCGGCACGTGGCAGCAGTATTACGACCGCGCCGCTGCAATGCTCAACGGTGAAGATCTGGCGAAGATCCTCGACCGCGCATCAGTCCGCAAGGAGGCATAAGTGAGCTACACATCCGTTTTCGGTGGCACCACGATATATCCCTCGGATGTGTCCTACCTGTCGATTGCCCTCGGCGTGGACACGCCGCTTGAGTGGCCCCTCGAAAGTTCGGGAACCGAAGACCCAGCCGCGCGTATCATTGATGTCGACCCAACGGCGTCCGGCTTCAGCATCGTCCTGCCCAATGCCACGCTGACCGGCGCTGGCCAGACGATCCTGTTCAACAACATCGACGTTACCTTCAGCTTCTTCGTGAAGGACTTCGCCGGCAACACGCTGGCGACGGTCACCGCCGGGACGCAGTGGCAGGTCTATCTGGCGGCCACCACAACCCCCGCCGGCACGTGGCGCGTGTTCCGCTACGGCGCCTCGACCGCAACTGTGCAGCCGTCCGCGCTGGCCGGCTTCGGCCTGACCGCCACCGGCTCGACGCTGTCGCAGTCGCTTCCCGTCACCACTTTCTTGACCAGCGGCATCTCTGTTGCCACTTCAAATCGATCTGAAGCGTTCGTGTGGACCGGCACTGGCACTGGCACGCTGAACATGCTGACGGCCGCATCCGCCGGCAACAACTTCTTCATCTTCGTCCGCAACGAGGGCGGTGGGGATCTGACGGTTGATCCGGCCGGCACGGAGACGATCAACAGCGCCGCCACACTGGTGCTTCGACCCGGGGACAGCGCCAGCGTCATCACCGACGGCATAAACTGGTACACAATCGGCCTCGGGCAGGAGGCGGTGTTCGCGTTCGATTACACGTCTATTGCCGTCACGGGCGGCACGGTCACGCTCTCCGGCTCGCAGCTCAACCGCATCGCGTACAAGTTTGTCGGCGCACTGACGAGCAACTGCACGATCATCGTGCCGGCCACAATCCAACAGTATTGGATCAACAACGCCACAACCGGCGCGTTCACCTTTTCCGTGAGAACGAGCGGCGGATCTCCGACGCTGATCAATCAGGGCGCCAAGGGCATATACTACTGCGACGGCACCAGCATAATTCTCGCCTCGGATCCGACGGTGTTTACGCTGCCGGTCACCATCGCGGACGGCGGTACGGGCGCGACGACGGCATCCGCCGCACGCCTCAACCTCGGCATCACGACGTTTGCCGACCCCATCGTCACGGCCACCACGGGCGCGTCCGTCCGCACCACCATCGGCGCGGCGGCCTCCGGCGCCAACAGTGACATCACCTCGCTCAGTGGGCTGACGACGCCCCTGTCGCTGGCGCAGGGCGGCACGGCTGCCACGACGGCTGCTGGCGCGCGGACGAGCCTCGGCGGCACGACGCTCGGCGCGAACGTCTTCATCATCCCGGACCCGAGCGCCGTCACCTTTCCGCGTTTCAACGCGGACAACACCGTGTCGGCACTGGACGCGACCACGTTCCGCGCGGCCATCGGCGCCGGGGTCGGCACCGGCACTGTCACCTCCGTCGGTGGCACTGGCACGGTCAACGGTATCACGTTGACGGGCACGGTCACCAGCAGCGGCAGTCTCACGCTCGGTGGGGCGCTCTCCGGCGTCAGCCTCACCACGCAAGTCAGCGGGACGCTGCCTATTCTCAACGGCGGTACAGGTGCGACCACGGCCGGCGCGGCCCTGACCTCCCTCGGTGCATACGCTGCCAGCAACCCGTCGGGTTTCACGTCGAACACAGGGACCGTCACTTCTGTCGCCACGGCGGGCAGCGTCAATGGCATCACGCTCACCGGCTCAGTGACCACCTCGGGTACGCTCACTCTCGGCGGCGCACTGTCTGGTGTTGCCCTTGGCTCGCAGGTCTCCGGTACACTTCCGGTGGCCAACGGCGGCACAGGTCAGACCACGTACACTGATGGGCAACTGCTTATCGGCAATACGGCGGGCGGCACTCTCGCCAAGTCGACGTTGACGGCCGGCTCCGGTATCAGCATCGCCAACGGCGCGGGTACGATCACCATCACTGCCACAGCCGGGGGCGGCACGGTAACCAGCGTCACCGGCACCGCGCCGGTCGCGTCTACCGGGGGGACGACGCCGGTTATCAGCATGGCGGCGGCAACGGCCTCCGTTAACGGCTACCTGACCAGCACTGACTGGGCGACGTTTAACGGCAAAGGTACTGGCACGGTTACGAGTGTTGGCGGCACCGGAACGGTCAACGGCATCACGCTGACGGGTACGGTGACCTCCACCGGCAGTCTCACGCTCGGCGGCACGCTGTCCGGTGTCAGCCTGACCACGCAGGTCAGCGGTACGCTCCCCCTCGCAAACGGCGGTACGGCAGCAACTACCGCTTCGGGTGCGCGCAGCTCGCTTGATGTCCCTTCCACGGGCGGCTCCGGTGCCACCGGCACTTGGGGTATCAGTATCTCCGGCAACGCCGCAACGGCCACCTCGGCCACTTCGGCCACCACGGCCGGGTCCGCCACCTCGGCCACTACGGCCACTACGGCTGGGTCTGTTACCAATGCTGTGACCTTCAGCAATGCTGGCGGTGCGGCAGTTGGTTCGACGTTCAATGGGTCCGCAGTGCGTACTATCGACTACAGCACCGTTGGCGCCTACGCCGCCAGCAACCCGTCCGGCTTTACGTCAAACACCGGCACGGTCACCTCGGTCGGCACGGCGGGCAGCGTCAACGGCATTACGCTGACGGGATCCGTGACCACCTCGGGTACGCTCACTCTCGGCGGCGCGCTTTCGGGCGTCTCGCTCACGACGCAGGTCAGCGGCACGCTCCCCATCGGCAACGGTGGCACGGGTGCGACCACGGCAGGCGCTGCGCAGACTGCACTTGATGTCCCCTCACGTGGCGGCTCGGGAGCGTCTGGTACTTGGGGTATCAGTATCTCCGGCAACGCCGCAACTGCCAATTCGGCTACTACGGCTGGCTCGGCTACTACGGCTGGCTCGGCTACGACGGCTGGCTTTGCTACAAGTGCAGGGTCGGCTACAACGGCTGGGTCGGCTACGACGGCCACCACAGCGACTACAGCGAACGCGCTTAACACGGGCAACAACTACCAAGTTAACAGCCTTGGCGTTGGGACCGGCCCGTCCGGTACGGCGGGCGAAATCCGCGCGACCAACAATGTCACGGCTTTCTATTCGTCGGATGCCCGTTTGAAGGAAAATGTCGCGGACATCCAAGGCGCGCTCGCTGCGGTGACTGCCATCGGCGGTAAGACTTTTGATTGGACGGACGCCTACATCGCCGAGCATGGCGGCGAGGATAGTTACTTTGTCCGCAAGAGCGACTTCGGTGTCATTGCGCAGGACGTAGAGGCGGTGTTCCCGTTGGCCGTTCGCACCCGCGAGGACGGCACGAAGGCGGTGGATTACGAAAAACTTGTCGCCGTGGCGTTCGCCGCCATCGCGGAGTTAAAGGCTGAACTGGACGAGCTGCGGGGGGCTAAGTAATGGCTCTACCCACCAGCGGGCCGCTATCGCTCAACGACATTCAAGGCGAGTTCGGGGGCGCTAACCCCATTGGGCTGGACGAGTATTACGCTGGTGGCGGGCTGGTGCCTCCCGGTACAACCGGGACTTACGGGGCTGTGCCTACGTTTGGTCAGATCAGCATCCAAAACTTCTACGGTACCGCTAATTTCACCCCGTCCACCAACACCTACACCACGGGTACGGGTGTGACTGAGACGGTGCCTTCCGGCGCCACAAGCTGCGCCATCACGGTAGACGGCGCTGGCGGGGGCGGTGGCTACAACAGCACCACTGCTGGCGGCGGTGGCGGGGGCGGGTCAAGGTCCGTACAGACTATCGCCGTTACCGGCGGGAACACGTTCATCTTTACGGTGGCCGTGGGCGGCGCCGGGCGCGCGTCCACCAACGGCGCGGGCATAGCGGGCGGCGCTTCAACTGTCTCGGGCACGGTCTCTGGCGGCAGTGTGAGCATAAACGCCGGTGGCGGTTCCGGCGGCGGCCAATCTGCTGGCGGCGCTGGCGGCACGGCCACTGGCGGCACGACCAACACTTCGGGCAGCGCGGGTCAGAACACTGCTGGCGGCAACGTCGGCGGTGACGGCGCAAGCGGTTCCGGTGGCGGCGCAGGCTCAGATCCGGGTCTGCCACCGGGCGGCGGTGGCGGCGGTGGCGGTCTCGACTACGGCGGCGCGGCTGGCGGCACGGGCGCCCGTGGCGAAATCAGCTTCTCGTACACGTAAGGCAATCCGATGGCCGAGAACATTATCCAGATCAAGTCGCTGCCCGGCATCAAGCGGGACGGTACGAAGTTTGAGGGCGACCAGTACGTCGACGGGCAGTGGGTGCGCTTCCAGCGCGCCCTGCCGCGTAAGATCGGCGGCTACCGCTCGATCAACAAGTTCCTGCGCGGACTGGTGCGGACGCTGCACGAGTACACGCAGGACAGCCTGACGTACATCCACGGCGGATCGGCGAACCTGCTGGAGCGTTTCTACCTCGACGCCAGCTTCAACACGAGCGTCATCTCCGACCGGACGCCGACGACGCTCGTCGCGAACGCCGGCAACATGTGGCAGTTCGACGTGGACACGGCCCTCGGCGGTGGCCTGCAACTGGTGGCGCAGGTGGCGCCGAACCTCGACTGCATCTGCAACAGCACGGGCGGCCAGCTCTTCACCGGCGACGAGTTCGGTACGGCGCCCCTCGTCGAGGTGACGAGCCTGCCTGCGGTGTACAGCGCCACCGGCGGTATCGTCTCCCTGCACCCATATACCGTCGCCTTCGGCAATGACGGCTTCGTCATGTGGTCCGTGCCGGGAGACCCCACGGACTACGTCGGCTCCGGCGCAGGCAACGCCTACGTCACGGGGCAGAAGATTGTGCGCGGCATGCCGCTGCGCGGTGGCCCGGGCAACTCACCCTCGGGCCTGCTGTGGTCGGCAGACAGCCTGATCCGCATGTCCTACATCGGTGGCACCGCCACGTTTCAGTTCGACACGTTGAGTGCGCAGTCGTCGATCCTCTCGGCGCAGTCCGTCATCGAGTACGACGGCATCTTCTACTGGCTCGGCACCGACCGCTTCCTGTCGTTCAACGGCGTCGTGCGCGAGATACCGAACACGTTGAACCTCAACTTCTTCTTCGACAATCTGAACTACGCGATGCGCCAGAAGGTGTTCGCGATGAAGGTTCCCCGCTACGGCGAAATCTGGTGGTGCTTCCCGAAGGGCGACAGCATCGAGCCGGACCACGCCATCATCTACAACATCCGCGAGAACACGTGGTACGACACGCCGCTGCCGAACTTCGGGCGCGGTGCAGGCCTGTTCCCGGCTGTCTTCCCCAAGCCGCTTATGACTGGCGTCGCGCCGCAGGACGCGCAGGCCACCGCGATTGCGATCACCGCCGGCGGGACGGGTTACGTTGCCGGGAACGTGCTGACGCTGGTCGGTGGTCAGTACCTGATCCCGGTGGAGATCACCGTCAACACCGTCAGCGGACCCGGCGCCATCCTGACGGCCAGCATATCGAATGCAGGCTCGTACTCGTCGACCCCCGCGAACCCGGCAGCCGTCACCGGCGGTGCCGGCTCTGCTGCGACGTTCACGGTCACATACAACAACCCGTACAAGTTCTGGGTGCATGAGGTCGGCACGGACGAGATCGACGGCCTGTTCGTCAACCCGATCCCGTCGTACTTCGAGACGGCCGACATCTCGATGCCCGTCATGAGCCAGACGAGCAGGGCGCTACAGGTGCTGATGCTCGAGCCTGACTTCGTGCAGTCCGGCGACATGACGGTCGAGGTGCGGGGGCGCGCCAACGCCCGCGCGCCGGAGGTCAACGGCCCGGCGAAGACCTTCGTCGAGACGCCGCAGACGCCGCAGGAGCAGGTCGTCTACTTCAAGGAGCAGCGGCGCGAGCTGCGCTTCCGCTTTACAAGCAACTGCGTCGGCGGCGATTATCAGATGGGCCTCGTCCTCGCGCACCTCCAGCCGGGCGATGGGACGACAATCGGATGATAGACCCGCGCGGCATGACTTTACTGGACTACGCGGATAGTGTAGTGCTGTCGGTCGGCGACGCTTGGTCTTTCGGTAAACTCACCGACGAGAACGAGTGGCAGTCGTGGGCTGCAGGGTTTGTACGCGCGTCACCGTTTACGCAGCGCACCGTGCCGGACCCCTTTGGTTTCACTGACTGGCGGGAGTGGGCTATGCGCGTATACCCGATGTTGC